CTGCATCTGCAACTGCAAGCAAGATTACACCTGTACCAACAATGAGTTCCGAGGAAAGTCAACTCGGCGATTCTCATTCTATTCTTGCCAAGATTTATAAACTCATGCTTGAACAATATGAGTACAATAAGAGAAAAGATGAAATCACATCAGCAAAAGATGCACTAGCAAAAGAAGTACATGAACGTGATAAGATTGATTTCCTCAAGAATGATAAAGACAAAGAAGGAAAAGATGATAAGAAGAAGAAAGGTCTGTTTGAAAAACTAGCAGACTTTCTTGTTGTCTTGGAGATGGGTGTCAAGGGATTATTCAAACGCTTGTTAGGTTCACTTGGTTCATTGATTGGTGGTGGCGCCAAATTCTTAGGTAAAGGTCTTGGACTTGCAGGTGCAGGATTAGCAGCCGCAGGTGGAGCACTTGGTGGTCTGTTCGGTAAGAGAACAGCAAAGCCAGTTCCTCAAATGGAAGTACCAACAACTGCAAACAAAGGACTTCAGACTGCTGAGAAAGCAGGAGCAGAGTTAGCAAAAGATGCAGGTACTGCAACCAAAGCAGCAGGTGGAACATCTAAACTAGCACAAGGTGGTGCAAAACTATTGGGTTTCCTAAAGTCAGTTCCAGGTTTAGCAGTCATCGGCGCTGGTGCAGATTTGATTATGCGTGTCAGCGATATCAATTCAAAACTAGAAACAGGCGAAATAAAAGACGCAGAATATAAGAAAGAAATCACAAAAGCAATCGGCGGTGCAGCCGCTGCTGGTTTACTTCCTATTCTTGGTGCATCACTAGGTTCAATCATTGGTCCTATCGGAACAATTACTGGTGGACTTGTTGGTGCGGGTGCTGCTGTTTTTGGTGGAGATAAAATTGGTGAGTATGTTGCAGAAAAAACATACGATTACTTTGTAGAAGGTAAGACTGGTTCTGCTATTCCTTCAGAAATGACAGTTGATCCTATGGGTAACATCGTTCCTTCGGCAACACCAGTTCCTCAATCAAATGCAACTGCTGTACCACAACAACAGTCTGCTATTCCAACAGAACTTCCACAGTCTACACTTGGACCAAGATTGAATACTGCTGTTGCTCAGAACAATTCACTTGATGATAAGGCTGCAACACAACAAATGTCTACACCAGTCATTATCAATAAGACAAACAACATTAGCAATAATGGTGGTGGTGGCGGTTCTGGTGGAAAAGCAAGCCTCAGAAACGACGATGCCGTACTACAAAAAATGCAGTACGGCACTATGAGAACAGTCTAAACTAGATTATTCTTCTTCGGCTAACTTGGAGAAGTATGACATTGTATCATCGTCATCTTCATCAAGTGCGGCTGCAACTTTCTTCTTGGCTTCTTCCAAGTTAGATGACAATGCATCTGCACTTGCTGAAACAGCAGATTTAGAAACAGTTCCAGATAGACCCAAGACTTTGTTCAACTTGGCTTCAAGTTCAGCATAAGTTTTAAATTCTTTTGGATCCAAGAATTGTTTCAATGAATGTTCAGCATCATAAATCTTTTCGAGTTTAGCATCATCACTAGAGATAGCAGATGGTGATTCAAACTCAGACTTATCATAGTTCTGATAGCCTTCAACTTTACGAATCTTCAATTTGAAGTTAGCACCTTTCCACATGTCAAATGGATTGATTGCTGTTTCATCTTCAAACTCAGGATTCATTGCTGCGGTAATCTTATCAAAGATTTTCTTACCGAACTTAAACAAAAACACTTTACCTTCATTGTCTGGATTCTTAGAATCTTCAACAACAAGAATGTTTGCATAGTATTTCAAACGGCGTTTTTGTTTACGAGCAATTTCTTTGTGTGCTTCAATGCCAGAGTTCCACAACTGAGAGTTGTATTCTGATACTGGATCTTTCTGACCAAGAGTTGTCAGAGAGTTTTCAATATACCAACCACCTGGACCTTGGAAGCCATGGTCAAAGATTTTTACCCATGGAAGTGCATCATCACCATCTGCTGCTGGTGCTGGTAAGAAGCGAATTACAGCATAGCCATTGCCTGCTTTATCTACTTCAGGTTTCCAAAAGTTGTCGGTATTTTTTGCGCCTTCTGAGGAAGAATTGAGTTGCTCAATTGCTTTTGTTAGTTTGTCCAGATTGCCTGACTGACGCTTTAGATTTGCGAATGACATAGTATTTCCTTTGTATGTGCGTTGTATTAAAAGTATGTGTTTTCTTGTCCACAGTATGCATTATATCATAGTATTTATAGAGTTTGCAATAGCACTCTTGCGTTCCGCAACGATTAGTTTGGTGAACTTATCTTTATCATAATTTATGAACGGAGTGTACTTCAAACATTTATTTGCAAACTCAGGCCAGATGATATCATCATCAATCTTCTTTTTCCATGCAGGAAAGAAGTTCATTATATCGTTGAGTATACAAATAGTTTCAATACTAATTTCATCTTGCATAGCGAGATTCAATAGAATCGGATACTGTCCATCTTTGACGGCGAACAATTCCTTTTCACCATAATAAAAAATCTTACTCAAATCATTTGTGAAAATGTATGAGAGAGATTGTGTGCGTTTCTTCCATTTGAGAAATACATCTCCAGAAGAATCCGCGTTTAAGTCACCAACCCATGCTTTGGGATTATCCAAAAGGTTAGCAACAAAAAAGTCACGCATTTCTGCGGGTTGGAATTTACGAGATATTTTGTAAAATCCATATTTGTCTTTGCGATGCATGAATGCATCTTTACTCACATTAGTCTTACCATTATATTTAAAGAAATCGTATGTCTTGGATGTGAAGTGAAGTTTCAATGCATTGTAAAGACAAAATGCTTCATAACCAGTTGCTTCAGTCATAACGGTAGACGATTTGTCCTTTTAATCATGTTTGCATTCTCTGCTTGCTCGGTAATCTTAGCCTTGAGTGCTGGAGTCAGCATTTGTGCAGCCAACTCCACCTCAAGTCCTGTTTCTTCACAATGAAGAATTATCGCATCAAAATAATCAATGCGTTTCCTATTACCTAACTCAATGATGAGTTCACTAAACTTTTTGATTTCTTCTCTTGTCGCCATGTTCACTTCTTGTATAAAATATGTGTCGACCGATTTTAGTCACTCTCTGATAACCTTTTGACCATGATGCATCTACATAATCGGCATGAAAGTAAAGCACATTCATTGCCTTTATTTTATCATGTTCGAGTTCATTAGTCAATACTTGCTTTGCAACCAGAACGGATTCTTTCCAACGATAGTTGTCGGAAATGTTTTTCATTGGCTGACAGAACCAAGAAAATTGGCATACGCCATTAATTTTCTGTTTAACTACACCACAGATATCAGAAGGATAATCTGGTGAGTTGGTACGATTCATTGTCACCTGTGCAACTGCAAGTTTACCTTCAAAAGGTTCACCACCTGCTTCATAGTAAATATTTTTTGCAAGACAATCCAATTGCTTGGTAAACTCTTGCTGAATAGTGTCAACGCTACTAACGGTATACTTGTCTTGTGCGTATGATAAAGTTAAAAATGAAATGGAAAAAACTAATACCGAAATCAGTATTTTGTTTAACATTTTATCTCCTGTTGATTAGGCACAGATGTGCCAATCCCCTTATGAGTTTTTACGTGTTACTTTAACTTCTGTTTGAGGGGTTTGCGAAACAAAACCATTAAGTTTATCAGCACGGTCGATGACTTGCTGTTCAGTATAGAATGGGGGTTTTGTTGGATAGACTGGAAGTTCCAATCCTTGTTGACGAGCATTGTCACATTGTCTTTGCCACTCATTGTGAATTGTTTCACATCTAGCAAAGTAATCATCTTTTAATGCTGTTTCAGACATTTTTAATAGTTCGAGTCTGATTTCGAACGGCGTTAGTGCCATGGGTAACTCCTGTGTGTGTTTGTGTGGTGAGGTTTTGTGAGAACCTCATAACTCATATTTTATTTAGTCAGAATGATACTGCTAAACCACCAGTAATTTGATTACCTGTGAATGATCCACCGTCTTTCAAGTCAAAACGGCGAGTAAAGTTTGCAACGATTGCTGCATTCTTTGCAACTGGAAGTGCTGCACCAAGACCAACTGTACCAATGTATCCGTTGCTACCTGCAACTGGTGTTACATATTGTGCGCCAACTGAAGGAATAATTCCAACTGGACCAACTGTAAATGTTTTGCTTGCAGTTACACCATATGCGTCATATGCATCACGAGCAGTTTGGATTGTGCCCGTAACACCTACACCACCGACACTTGTTCCTACACCATAAACAATAATGTCGCTTTTTGTACCAGAGTCATGACCTGTCTGAATCGTCAAGTCTGCTGCCGAGATACCAAATGATGCTAACAATGTAGCCAATAAAACAAATTTCTTCAATTCAATCTCCTATAGTTAATGAATGGTTGGTTATTCTGTTACGAGGAAACCAACCGAAACCCTAAGCGGCGTTTAGGCCGCTAATGCAAAGTTTTCTTCGTTTGCAGTTATTTTGATTTACTTTTAACGACTATCTGTGTCGAGTTGTCCATTTCCTTACTCATTACCCTGTCGAAAC